TAAGGTTTTATTTTTTAAAAGACTATAATTTAGATGGGTGCGAACTTGAAACAATTTTAGATTGTGAGGATTGTGGCAAAAATTGGGTGGAGTTGACCATAAAATTAAATGGAACTGATGAAGGTGGTTTATATGGTAGTTTGCAAGATAGAAATGATCGATATTGCTAAATCGTTCAGGATTAAGAAGAACAGTTCCTTACTCCATAACCGCATAAAACAAGTTCCTGATCCAGAATTAAGAAAGCTGTTGAAGGAAATTGCAAAGGCGATGGATGAAGGAAAATGGCGAAATACAAAAACCAGGAAGGAGTTGCGATGAAAAACTTGATGATTGGCAAAGACAACGATCCAAGAACTGAGGCAGAAAGATGCAGGGATGAGATTGAGTATCTTATTGACCGCTTGGTTCGGCTTAAAGACCAAGAAGTGAGGAATGCTACCGGTATCAAGCGACAAGATAATGACAAGCCATGCGACACAGAATAACCTTGTATTTAATTTTAATATACCTTATATAGAAGGGGAAAATGTATGGTTATTTTTAATGTATTTATTAACTTGTTGAGGTTATTAGCTTGGGTTCTTATTTTTGGTTTTGCCGGTTTGTTTTTAATTGGTTTGGTTGTAACTTTATTTTTAGGAGAGTGATTTATGGTTAAAGTAACAGACGACACACAAGGAGTAACTTGTTCGAGATTGCCTATTTTGATGGGTGTAGCACATCCAAAAGCACAAACACGAACTGAGTATGGTGATGAGATTAAAGCCAAAAGGGCGGGAACATGGATCGAAACCAAGCAAAACACCTGGTCAAGACGTACCGACAGGATGGAGAAAATGGTGATTGACGTGGTGCTTGACGATAATCCTCACTTGCGGATTTTAGAGGGTGCTAACGAAATACCCTATATTGCCGATGATATTCCTTTGGCTTGTTCGATTGATGCTATGGCGGTAGCCAACGAACCTATAACATTTGTTAGTCCGGCAAACGATGATTTATGTATCACAGGGAAATTCATTTTGGAGGTGAAATGTACATCAAGCAGAAGGGCGGATTTACCTTTGTATCAAGGCCCTATTCAAGTCCAGGGACAAATGTATTGTACCGGTATTGAACAAGCCCTGATTGTACGTTTCAATACGATTACATGGGAAATTGAATATTGGGGATTAACCTGGCATCAGAAAACCATTGATAACATCAAGACAGCAACAAAAGATTTTTGGGATCATGTGATTACAGGGAAACCCTTTGATGCTGAAAAGGATTCTGATTATCAGTTACTCTATTCCATGAGCCAACCGAAAACCATTGATCTGACAGGGAACAACCATGTCGGATCTGCGGTTGCGGATTGGGTTGAGGGAAAGAAAATGAGGGAAGATGGTCTTGCTAAAATGGAACAGGCATCCGAGATTATTAAACCTGAAATGCAAGACAATGAGTTTGCTAAAGTGGGCGATAAAAAGATTCATTGGCCTACACGATACTACAAGTCGCAACCCGAAAAGGTAGTTCCTCAAAAAGCTGCCTACCAAATGCGACAAAAAACCATTTCCATTAAGGATGAGTAGATGGATATGGATTTTTCCATCCTGCAATTAATCGCTATTTTTGTTGTGGGTTTTTTAATGATCTATCTTAATATAAGGAGGTAATTATGGTAGCGAAAAAGACAAACATTGATGCCAGAACCCAAAAAATTTTAGAGGAGTTGGGTATTGATACAAATGATCCGGAAACGGTATGGGAAATACATGGCACTTCTGTGATTCGCCATCGTGCTGTCGAACTTGCCGGTGCGAAGAAAGGAATTGTCATTAATTCATTGGAAGAAGTTGAAACAAATTCTGAACAGGGGGTTGCTGTCATTAAATGCACAGCATCGCTTGGGGATCGGAAAGTCATTACCTATGGCGAGGCGAGTCCGAAAAACAACAGGGCGGTGCAATACCCTTATGCTATGGCAGAAAAGAGGGCGGTTGATAGGGCCTACTTGAAGTTAATAGGAGTGCATGGCTTTGTTTATTCCGAAGATGAGATGTCCGGAACTTCATCGGTTAATTCTAGCCTTGATTCCCTGGAAATGAACCCCACAGGGCAACGCACAGGCAAAAGCCAGGGTGCTACCGAGGAAAACACCGCAAACACCAAAGTTGCTAGTCCTGGGGGAGATAAGGGGGTTTCTAACGGATCTACCCTAGAGAATGAGTGGGAATTTCGCAAATTGAGGGGAGATTCCTATATTTGCAAGGATGTCGGCAAATTTAAGACAAAAATCAGACAATCCATGAGTGATATTTACAATTCCAATGATTTCGCCAACAAGTCTAAGGTTAATTTTCTGGAACAGCTTTGGTCTGTCAACGATCTGTACCTGGAGAAAATGAAATTGGAACACAACAGCACTTATGAACTGCTGAAACTAGATCACAGGCGATTCGTTGAGAGTCTGGAGGTGGCATAATGTATGCTACACACGAAAGACCAGGCATGACTCAAAGGCAGAATAAAGTTTTCAATCTGTTTAGGGAATTTTATTTTGCTCATGGTTATACCCCTACTGTCCGGAGATTAGCTGCTTTGGATGATGGTGCAATTTCCAATATCCACAGGATTTTAGAGATATTGGTTGACAAGGGTTGGCTTGGGAAGTGCCGACCTCCAGCCGACAAGCTGAGAACATGGAATGGTTATTTTATATTAACACAAGACAAAAGGAGAATTTAATGGAACAACAAATATTGCTGTTGGGTTTAGCTACAAGAAAGAAACTGAAAATATTGGCCCAGGATGATGGCAGAAGTATGTCGAAATATATTGAATACCTGTTGAGGTCGAAGTGGAATGTCTACAAGAAACGACAGCATACAGAAACCTAAACACTACGCACAGTTTAAGATCGAACCTATACATTTTATTCTTTCCAACAATCTGGGTTATTGCGAGGGAAATATCGTAAAATATATTTGCAGGTATAAGTTGAAACATACCGGCAAAAAACGTCAGGTTGAGGATTTGAGGAAAGCCAGGCAGTATTTGGATATTCTCATCAGGGGATTCAATGAACAAAACAAGTAAAGGAGAAACCAATGATCAAAGTCGTAAGCCTATTCTCTGGGATTGGCGGTCTGGATCTGGGATTAGAATCTCTTGGGAAATTCAAGACCATTCTCATGGTGGAGAACGAACCATTCTGCCAGAGGATACTTGCCAAAAGGTTTCCCAAAACAAAAATCATATCGGACATAAGGGAAGTTGATGGCAAAGAACTCCGAGGAAAAGCAGATGTCGTTATGGGCGGATTCCCATGCCAGTCCTTCTCAGTTGCAGGCAGGCGGAAAGGCAAAGAGGACAACCGGTATCTCTGGCCTGAAATGTTACGAATTATTACCAACATTAAACCTCGGATCGTTATTGGAGAGAACGTGCCAGGCATTACTAACCTGCAAGGTGGACTCGAAACTTGTGTCGCTGACCTGGAAAACCAAGGTTACAAAGTACAATGTTTTAATCTTCCAGCTTGCGGTTGGAAAGCCCTGCACAGAAGATATAGAATCTTCATCCTCGCAACTGTGGGCGACACCTAACACGATGGATCACCTCCCAGCAAGGAAACAGGATGAGTGTTCTACAAACCAAAAGAATAGAAAAGGTCGTAGTCGTTCAGGGAATCTGCGTGAACAAGCAGTACATCCAAAGATGTGGCCCACACCGAGAGTAAGCGATACAGAGGGAGGGATAGCCAAAGGAGTTGAGAAACGGAGAGGGCATTACAGCCGAAAGAACAAGAAGGGAATGCGTTGGGGAGTGAAGTTAAAGGATGCGGTGGATTATGAGGAAAAACAAAAGATGTGGCCCACACCGAGAACTGCGGGTGGGAGCAGACCAAACGAAAAAGGGGGGAAAGTATTAGAGGAAGAAGTGTTGATAAGTGAGGGAATTAGGGAACGGGGAAAGACAATAGAGCAACAAAAGATGTACCCTACTCCGATGGTAGATGATGCAAAGCAAGGGAATCCATCCCTTAGATTAAACTCCGAGTGGGTGGAATGGCTGATGGGTTTTCCTCCAGGTTGGACAGATGAGGACAACGATAAGGATATGAAACTTACCCATTGGGAACAACAATGGGATGTCGAGCCGGATAATATACCCAGGGTGATACAACACGACAAGGCGAGGGTTGCAAGGTTAAAGGCTTTGGGAAATGCGGTTGTGCCACAGATGGCACAGGTCATCGGTGCTTGTATTCTCAAGGCATTGAAGAAATGACCATGTTTGATAAAAGTATCTTCTATCATCGGGTGGACAGAATAGAGGATGTTGAGTTTGCAGCACGAAGAACTTACAATGTGTGCAGGGAGTATCTTCGGCACATTGACAAAGGGTTGTTCTACGAATTATGCGAAATGTATTTAAGGGAGTGTAGGGAAAGTGGCAAAAAGAAACACGAAGGATCTTCGGTTATACATACATCTGCCGATAAGGGCATACAAAGATAAAAGGCTGTGGCGATACAAAAAGACATTCTTTATTCTTGCCGCACTTTGTAGCTACACAGACATTCGTGGGATCTGTTGGCCCAACCAAAGCACATTGGCGAAAGAGTTTGAGTGCAGCAGACAGGTAATTGGTCGTCATATCAAAAAACTTATGGAGTTTGGGTATGTCAAGTATGCCAGGAAGGAATTTAAAGGGCAGAAGGGCAACACCTATTTTATTATCTATGATAAGAAAACCACAGAAAACATGGCGAGGAAGAATGTCCGGTTAGCAGAAAAACCTGCCGAGGCAAACACACCTGAGATGGAAAGGCAGGAAGCCATCAAGACAATAGACAAGGTAGCAAAGGATATACCCATGCCAACCCAACCAGCCAAAAACGAGAAGATTGAGATTCAGGCGAGAACTTTGTTACTCTTTATGAAGAAGGCTATCAAAGAGATTTATGGCAAGGATTTTCAATACTCCAATAAGCAAGAGGAAACCGGATACGACATGATCGAGAGAAACAGCCTGACAGTTGACGAGAAATCTTATGTTACAATGAGGGATGCTTTGGTTTGGTTCAGGAAAGCCGAGCCGATCAAAGATGCACCCTACTCTATTCTGTTTTTTGAAAAGTGGCTGTGTCCTAATGTGGAAAAAAAATCTGGAAAAAGTGTAAAAAATCTTGCCAGAAGTATAGGAAATAGGTTAAGGTGGAAATAGCCAGGAGGTGTATGCTCCTTTCATATCCATATACACAAATCCCACACCTCCTGGTTCAATTTAACATAGGGATCTTCCCATTAGATTAGCCCTCCGAATACCGAGGGCATTTTTTTCATTTGTACATAAATGGCTAGGTCTAATCGTACCAGGGGGGTAAGAGAAGGCTATCAGGCAACGAGATATGGGCTAAGTTTTTCAGACAATCTCTTGGATCCAACGGCCATCGTGATTCAAAACCATCGGCAACAGCTTGGGCTGTCCGTTGATAATCATGCCAACCCCAATAATAAATCGCAACCGGAATGTCCTGGAGTAGCTGAAAGCCATGCTGCGTTGGTTCGTCATGCACCCAACCTGCATTGACCAAATCAAAGCATCAGGATTAGAGAAGTATTGGATATTATATTTGGAGTGAAAGTGTCCTTGGCAGGTATTCTTTCCATACTGCATCGCCAACTTCAAACCATCAGCACTCACACCATGCGTGAAGAAACATTCTGAACCATCGGAGAGTGGCAGGTTTAAATCCTCTACCCATTCCCATCCTTTGCCTACACCCAGAAACTCGTTGTAATCTTTTAAGTATGCCCTGGGCATACCGAACCTCAAGGCTCTGCGGTAGATTAATGATGAGTGATTAGAGTGAAGGAGAGTCATCTTAGGAAAGATGGTTTCCAATTCCTTGATGTGTCTTTTGCTTTCTTCCAGCTCATCCCCGGCAGAAGGCAAGTCAGGATCAGCATCGTAAAATGATAATGAGTGCGAATCTAATTCATCTCCTATATTGACGACACAATCAATCGGGTATTTTTTCTTGATAGCCTTCAAAAAATCGAAGCTATCTCTGTGGTGGTACGGAATGTGCATATCCGAAATCACCAACACGCAGTTATGTTTCATTTATTTCTTTCTAAATAAATCCATTCCAGGTTTGAGTCCGTATATTGCTCCGAAAATTCCAACCAACAACCATTGGTAGATGGTGGGTAGTTCAGAGAAATAA